ATCGCATTTCCAGATTCCTGCGTTTATTCGCTTCATTGGCTTGCCACATCCGCGAGCTCTTTCAGATTTGCTCGCCATTCCATCCCATCGATGACAATAAGGCAGCCAAAGCCTTGAGACCGACAAAGGATAATCCCTTGCAATCTCGAGGATTCGGCGCCTTTGTTTTAGCGCTGCTTTAAGCTGCGTCTTTGTTGCCATTCTGCGCTATCTTCCCTTTTACCCATGAATCCACCAAGCTTTGCCCGCCGAGATATCCTAATTGAGATCCACCAGTAACGTAGACCATAGCGTTTAATGTGCTGACATCAACACCTGACTGGATGCCATAAAAGATCAGCATCAGCCACAACAGATTCCAAGTCATTGCAGCTATGAATTTTTTAGATTGCATTGGCGTCCTTGCCAAGAGCCCTTTTTTTTGCATGATTCCCCCTAAAAATAAAAGGCGCCTTTGGCCTATTCCAAAGGCGCCAGGACCAACCCAACCTATCAAGTCATATAATCGACGATGATGGTATCAGTGTTAGGAGCTGCGCCAAAGGTGATTTGGCAAACGCCGCCCGTGCCTCCAGTTGCTGAGACTGTATATTCAGATTCATCAGCAGGACCAGATGAAACTTTCTTGCAACGAAGACCGTTTCTATAGACTTGAACCCGATCAACCCAGGAAGCATCAACAGCCCGAGCGAGATCATAGGATGCGCCAGCATTGCCTTGGAATGATTCTGTGTATGGTCGTGCGCCAATCTTGGCGATGGTTACAGCATCGTCAGCGATAGCAGCAGCATCGACAGCATTGTTAGCAAGCTCAGAAGCGCCAACGCCATTTGGAGCGATAGAGAACTGGCCACCGACGCCATTGAGCCCTGCGCCAGCCATGGCAGTACAAAGATCAGCGATTGATTCTTTCTTAGATGCGTTTGAATCGTCAGCATCGATGATGGCGATCGAGTCATTAGCGACATTGACGGCGGCAGCAGATAGGCCATCAAGAGAAAGAGACAAGACAGAAGAACCACCAAGGGCGATCGCACCGCCTCCGCTGAGTCCTGCGCCGCTTGAAACGGTAACGCTCGAATTAGTCAAAGCAAGGACGCCATTAGATGCGCTTATGCCTGATCCAGCCATTGCGGTCGCCAAATTGACAAATGTCAGCTTTTTAGAGCTGTCATCTGTGGCATCAATCACACAAAGGAGATCATTAGCCAAATCTATTGAAGGGACGGCGGAAAGCTCATTAAAATCGATGGCTAATGATGCAGACCCACCAAGGCTAACAGATCCACCGCCAGAAAGGCCAACGCCAGCAGAGATGGTAACTGCGCTTTGAGTCAATGATAGCACTCCGCTTGTTGCGGTAATGCCTGAGCCAGCCATAGCAGATGCAACATCAGCCCATGATTCTTTAGACGATGCATTACCATCGGCGTCAATGATTGCAACACTGTCATTAGCTAAGCTGATTGTTGCTGCTGGAAGGCCATTAAGATCAAGAGCCAGAGAACCAGAGGCACCGAGAGCGATTGATCCACCTCCTGATAAACCTGTTCCCGCTGCGACCGTTACAGCGTTGTTGCTGAGCGCAAATTGGCCATTAGACGCAGCAAGGCCAGATCCAGCCATAGCAGAAGCCAAGTCAACGATTGATTCTTTTTTGTTGTTGCCAGATCCATCAATGAAAGGGATCGAATCAGCAGATACTGACAAGACTGCGCCTGCCAATCCATTGAGATTTAATGATAGGGTGTTGCCCGCTTTGGTGATCCCATCGCCAGCGACGATTGCTGATGTTCCAGAAAACTTGGTCCAAACCAAAGCCGTGGTTCCAACGGTGATGCTATCGGCGGTTTGCGTGAATGCGATATCAGAATTGACCGTTCCGCTTGAAACGAAGACGGCGGCAGATGTTAGTTCGGCGGCGGTGTCTGCGTCGGTTGTTCTTGTGAGAACATAAGCGGCTGATGCGCTTCCGGCTGTTGTTACTTTGTAGATGCCGTTTTGCGATCCACTTGACATGTCCTTCACGAGCACCCTGTCATCAACAGAAAGTGTTAAACCGTCAATGCTAATGGCACCATTTGAATCGGCGGTGAGCGTTGCACCGACGCCGCTTGATCCATTGGCATAAGTCGCGGCAAGATTGGCGGTTGTTGCCACCTTGCAGGCTTCTTTCCAGTGAAGGCCAGCGATCGCAGAGTCGACGTATGCCTGGCTCGCAACAACTGCGCCGCCTACTTGAAGTGCGCCTGTATAGTTAAATGTTCCGTTCATCGCCATTTGTGTGGCGGTGATTGTTGATGAAGCGATCTTGGCGCTGGTCACCTGTTGAGCAGCGATCTGATCTGTAACAATTTGAATTGCCATGATAATCCTCTTATGATTTATAGAATTCGACGATCAGTGATGAGCTGCCCGCCGCTTGGAAACTGGTCTGAAATGTCGCCGAGGTGATCTCAGTGATTTCATTGCCAGATTGTCGTATTCCATTCCAATAAACACGAAGAGATCCAGACTCGTAATCATTCGAAAGGGTAAAGATTTGTCGCGATCCATTGGCTTGATCGCTGATGTTTTCTATTTCAAGTTTTTGGCCAGCTCCAGAGCCACCAAAATTAACATCTGATATCGGCATCAAACGTCCCGTCGATAGGTCATAGTCACGGAATCAACTGTTAGAGATCCCGCATTTGTCTTATAAAAAACGAAATAAGTTTCTGCAGAAGTGTACACGTCGAGATCGACTTTGTAAACCGCCATACCAGAATCAGAGGTTGTTAATCCTGTGGCAATCGTCGCCTGTGTATCTGGAACAATCGGCTTGTCTCCTGCTGAATCTGTGCACACTCTGATCGTCAAAGAATTAGCTGCGCTTATGCTCGAGGCGGTGACAAATACGCCCTGAACATTCGCAGCAAAGACTTTCTTATAATCGATATCAAGGTTCAAAGATGATTTATTTGACGCATTAAATGAATTGCTAACTGCGATCGATTCATTAGATGTCGCTGCTAAGATTCTAAAATTCATGGCCAACCTTTTTAACCATTTAACAGTTTTTTAAATGATTTGGCTGAATTATTCTTCATCAAGATCAATGATTGGACCAGTCAATTGGCTGATCTTGGCTTCTGTCGCTTCGAGCTCACCGAGGAGTTGAGTCACAGAAATATTATCGGCATCGATGTGCACTTCAACTTGAGGCTGTTGATGCACGGTGTATCCATATCGACGCTCGAGCCTCCAAGCGGATGCACGCCAATCTTCAACGCTCGCCTTTGTAATAATAGACAGATCTCGAAGACAACACATCCCTTCAGCCTTTTTAACTCTGTCGTAAAAGTCTCGATAAATCCCTGCCTCTTGTTCTTTGCCTTTTGCAAGCCATGCGAATAATGTTGCAACATGAACCCCAGCAGCCTGCGCTGCAATTCGCCGCGTTGCGCCAATCTCCATCGCCTTACATACGATATCGATCACGTCTTGATCCAGTTTGGTTGGCCTACCCATCATTATCCACCGCGTTTTTAACCCTCGAAGCAATGATATCACAATATTCAGGATTCATCTCGATCCCGATTGAAGCGAATCCTTCAAGCTCGGCGGCGACCAAGGTCGATCCAGACCCGGCGAAGGTATCAAGAACGACGGCGTGATCTGTCGGCGGCATTACAAGCCGACATAACCAGCGCATGAGCTTGATAGGCTTCACCGTCGGGTGTATGTTCTTGACTTCGGCGGCGGTTCTTCCCGCGCCCGCGCTCGGCGTCAAGCCCGCCGATCCTTCTTTTCGGTTGACCGCTTCAAAGCCCGTCTTCGTCGGCAATTCCTCGCATCCTTCTTCCCGCTCGGATCTCGACGCTTTCGGGCATTGGTAGATGTTCGCGGGCCATCTGCCTATTTCGGAAGGGGTCAATTGATATTCTTTTCCTGTTTTTCCCGCTAGTCCTTGCATCATACCTTTTGAAGATATTGTCATCGGGTCGGGCTTTTCATTCGGCCCGATCCAACAAGGATCGCCATAACCAAACCGAGATCCATCGATGTTCAAGCCGCCCGTTCCCCATCGAAGAGCATTAAGCGCAAGAGTCTTCTCGCTTAACGGTTTCCGCGCAAGGATCGCCGGTTCAAATGCGGGCTTCAGCGCCGACCCGTAGCCGTCGAATTGCTTCGCTTCGGGCGTGGATGTCGCGGTTCTAAACCCATGCGAATCGATCCCTTTGCTAACGTCATGAGACTTCGGGAATCCCGAGAAATATAGCCAATTGATCGTATCCCTTATCTCGAATCCCGCTTGTTCGACGACCATTCCAAGCCGGTGAAACGTTCTTGTCGCCGCGAATGCAATTAAATGACCGCCAGGTTTCAAGATACGAAGGCATTCGATCGCCCATTCATCCTTTGGGATGCTGCTATCCCATTTCTTTGACATGAAATCAATGCCATAAGGAGGATCACAAACGATCGCATCAATAGAATTATCCTCAAATGTCCTCATAACCTCGACGCATTCGCCGCATATCACCCGATTTCGCCCGATTTGGATCTGATCCCCTGGCTTGGTCGTCGGTTCAACCTTCAATGGAATGATGTCATGCTCTGAGGCTTCAGGTATTTGATCATGATCTTTGATCTCTGGCTCGAAGTCATCGCCTAAGAGATCATCCATAGCAGCAAAGTCGAAGCCTGCGATATTCAAATCATCCAGCTCGAATGATTCAGTCTCGAATATCGTTTTCAATAAAGGCTGATCCCATTCGGCGAGCTCGCCAAGCTTGTTATCAGCCAATGCCAAAAGCTTAGCATCTGCGGGATCAAGATCCATGAATCTCACGGGTACTTTGTCAAGTCCAAGCTTTTGAGCAGCGGCGAATCGAGTATGGCCAGCGATAATGGTTTGATCTTCTTTGCGTGCGATGATTGGAGCCGCAAAGCCGAAGCGTTTAATTGAATCTGCAACCTTATCGATGGCCTGCGAATTATCCCTTGGGTTTTTATCCCATTTTTTGAGCTGATCGATTGCAACCCATTCGCCGATGTGTTCTCTTG